GCCAGATAACGCAGTTAATAAAGTCGGTTTCACGCTCGCCGTTAGCGTCCTTAAAGGTGCGGTTAACCGCAAGGCTAAATGTAGCTACTGCGACATTGCTGGGCGTGTAGCGTAGCTCTGGGTCTTTGGTTGTTCTTCCTACAAGGCAGACCGAATTTAACATAATTTTTCTCCTAGAATTTCGTAATTTACAAAGTTATCATCAAGCAATTTAGCAAATTGATGCCATTGGTTTTCACCACCATGGAAAGCAAGAGCAAGATTGACATTGTACGGTTCAACGGGCTTGCTAGGCGCTTCCTCGACTGGTTTAGTGTCTTCGATAACCTCGCCAGTTTCAGCATTTACTGCCTTGATTTCCTCACTAGCTGACTGTTTAGCCATTGCTTCAATTTCTGCTAGGCGTGCCGCTTCTGCTTTCGCTTTGGCTTCTGCTTGCTGCTTACGTTCAACGGCTGCATCACGGTCTTTTTTCATTTGCTTCAAGATTTCAACTAGAGGTGTGTCATTCTTCAACGCTCTAGTATAAGGCTCAACTGGTAGCTCATAATCAAGGGCCTGTTCCTCAATCATGGCAACGTTAGCCTTGTATTCCTCAAGTCGGTCATACTCAGCCAAAACCAAAGCGTCGATTTCTTCGATGGTTTCTTTTTTGAGTTCCATCTTCTTGTCTTTGAAATACTTCTTCAAAGAATAGCCGTCATACTTGTCCTTAAACGTGTCTTTATCCAGTCCTGCTAGCTCACATTTTTCTTCAAATACCGATCTAACGTGGTCAACTCGGAGCAATCTATTGTGTTCGTCAATTTCGTCTCGTTTGGCACGTAACTTATTGATAAGTCCTTCGAGCGGCTCTTTAGATGTCTTGAAATTAGCTTCAAACTCATTAAGCGGATTCTTGTACACTTTCGAGATGTCTTTTCGCTTGTCGTCCAACTTTGTCAAGAGCCCATTGAAGCGTGTGAACTCCTTCTTGATATCGTCATATTCCAAGTTATCAAGTTGTTCATCAGACAACTCACTAACTGCTGTCTGAATAGCCTTGTCGAATGCGTCAAAATCAAAGCTAATTTTTCCCGGCGTATAGACCGGTTCGATTGTTTCAAGATTGTTTGTTACATCTTTCATGTCTTATCCCTTTCGGTTGTTAATTTGTGTTTGAATGTCGTTAGATACCACATTAAAGCCTGCCACTAGCAACTCATGGAAATCATTGAGTTTGTACTTCTTCAAGTAGTAGTTCGCTACTGTTTCAGTTGCTTGTCCAGTGATTAGAGCTAACTCATTGACTTGCTGCATGATTGTGTCATGCTGTTCATTGCTTATGAAGTTGGGTTGTTGATCGCTTCTTGACTCGTAGTGTGCTTGTTGCGGTTGCTGATTTTGATGTGGTTGAGGGTTGTGAGTTTGGTTTTGTTGCAAACTATCCTCTGACATTTCAAATTGGTCCACATCTTGGTCACCGATTGCAAACAATGACTGTAAGGCATATTTCCCAGCGTATGATTGCACCGCTCCTGTCCATTGCGGTTCAGTCATTTGTTTTAAGTCGCCGTTACGAGTCTTTAAAATCGGTACGGGAGACAATTCGGCAAACGCTACCGATTCCACGTTTTTCTCTTTACTGAAAGCCGTAGCAGTGGCTTTGATATAGGTTTTGTCCATAACTACAACCAAGTCATAGTCAACAACGACACTCCAGTTTGATTTCAAACTCTTGAATGTGTTGTAAATGTCCTCAGCACTCCTTGAAGCGTACTTGGCATCCCGTTCTTGCTTTTTTTCAAGCTGCATCCGTTGTTGCAACTCTGTGAATGTCATTTCTTCCATGCCATATCCTTTTAAATGTCCATAATTCTCAAATTTTGGTGGTTATTTGCCGTTTTACCGTTTCTCTAGTGTGATTGTGCCACTAGATTATTCAGGACGGTTACAAGCGATTTTAGAGCCATTTCTTTCCCTTTGACTTTTTTAGGTGCAAAAGCTCCCGTTTGAGCTTGTTATTTTCGTGAGACAATGACAAGATTCTGTCTTGCTGACTGTTGATAATCTCGCCTAGCTCACGACCTAAATTCATGTACTTGTTCCGCCAACGGTTCTCGACTTCATAAGTTTCTTGTTCCATGTTTAATGCCTACCCTCCCACCACTGCAAAATTAATTATTTTTCGTTATATTCCTTAAATCCAAGAGTTAGTGCTGTGATACCTGCTGCAATGACTACAAGTCCTAAAGTGCTAGCAATTCCTTCTTTTTCACCAGTGTTAGGAAGTGCGGCTTTATAAACTGGCGTATTTGCCACTTGTTTTGGCTCAGATTCGAGTTTGTAAGTAACTGTGGTAGTTTGTACCTCTTTATCTTCACGAGGTGTTACGGGCTTGTTAGGGGTGTTTTCTGATGGCGTAGTTGGTTTAACTGGTTCTTCAGGAATCTCGATAATCAACTCAGGTTTATCGAGGATTGGAGCTTCATTAGGTACGACACCGCCTGACCATTCAGGTTTATCAATGCTTGGTGCATCGAATGGAGTTGTTCCGCCATGCCATTCGGGTTTATCATACTGTGGCGCATCATTAGGAATAACGCCCCCGTTCCATTCGGGCTTATCGTATTTCGGAGCGTCGAACGGTACTGTTCCACCGTTCCACTCTGGTTTATCCAAAACTGGCGCTTCGTTCGGTACTGTTCCGATTGGCTCAGTATATTCTGGTTTTACACGTTCTTCAGGAATACCCGGAATGCCACCGTTAAATTCAGGGATTTCAACTTTTGGAGCTTCACGAGGAATTTCAAATGTTGGTTCTGGTTTGTTTTCGCCTGATGCATCGCCACGGCCACCGACGAGTTGAACATAACTGTATGAAACAGCACCATCTGACTCAGCTTTTAACTCAACCTTATTGGTTGGATTAACGCTATCCTTAACTGCATTTGTCAGTTTGGTTTTATAGTTCAAGTAAATCATATGGTCAAGTCGGTCCATTTTGATTTCAAAGCCATGCTCAGATTTGCTGATTGACTTAACTAAATCCATTGCTGAACCTTTATCAATCCATGGATTCACGCTCTCAATGTTCTTAACTTCAAAGAAGTTATCCACAAGGGTTTGATTGTCACTCATTGTGTCAATCAATGTCACATAATTCAACACACGTCTTGCGTAGTTAACACGGATAGTCCAGTTGATAACAGTTGGGTCATTCTCGTCTTGACTACCCCATTTAGAAAGTAATTCATCTTTACCAATTTCTTGTTCTTTGCCGATGTTGACGGTGATCACTGTCCCATTGAAGTTTACTGTGACTGGCTTGCCACTTTCGACCTTGTCTGTCCAAGTAGCGTCCATTTTAAGACTCATTTGCTTGTTAAGCGGATGAGATGCAAAGTAGTTGTTAAATACAGTAGTCACAGTATTGCTTGCTGTGTCTGTAGTAGCTTTACCAACAACTTGCTTGTCAGGATTGTAAACATCAAAGTCAAAGTTAGTTTGAAATTTCACCTCTTCAGGTAAAGTGAACTTAACCTTATCCCCTTCATTGATAGCCATATCGTCAGGGAATTTTACATCCTTGTATTCCACTGTGAAGCCTTGGTATTTACCAGTTCCTTGAGACTGGTCAACCTCAACATTAGGGTTAGATACTTGGATAGTGTCACCCTCTTTAACGAATGTAGTAGGTTGCGCTTCGACTGGCGCTGTAGTTTCTGCCACTGGTTGCGCTACTGGTGTTTCTGTAGCAACCGCTGGAGTTTCTACCGCTGGAGTAGTTTCGACTGGTGCTGGAGTTGCTGCGATCGGTTGAGATTCTACTGGTGCCGATGCCAAAAATTTTGGTGTTTCCGTCACTGTTTCGCTAGGTGTTACCGTAATATTGCCAGCATTGTCAGCCGTATAGACATTAGACACCGCTGGTTGTGTGTCCGCCACTGGTTGACTTACTTGATCAGCTGATACTGTGCCAGCTCCAATCAATAGAGCTGTAGCTAGCGCCAATGTGCCACAAAGCCCGTAGGCTTTTGATTTAGTGAATCCAGTTTTTGTGATTGTTTGAGTGTTGAAAGATTTCATGGTATACTCCTTGTATAGATGTTTTTATTAAGCACGGGTCCTTACCCGTGTTTTTTTAGTGCCTTCAACGTGCACCCATAGCCCCACCGCAGAATATTTCTATGTTTTATTAGACTGTAATATGGGAATATTAGGAAAAAAGTAATTTAGTATAATTTTGGGGAATTATGGGTATAAGTTACACTCCGCGGCAGGGTCATGGCTGCACGTTGAAAAGTTAATATCAATTTGTGTATTTCTGTTTGAGCCTTTCGCTCTTTTCTTCGGGTGTCTCCACCCACTCAAAGAAGGGTTCCGGCTGTTTGGTTTTTTTCTTGGAAAATAGTTTTCTTAGTAGCTTCATGAGTTACCCCACTAGTCTGTCTTCTGGTAGCCCATGATCTAGGTTGTAACGTCTAGCCTTAGCTGTGTAAGATTCCCATTGTGGGACTACGTAAGTTTCAGTTTCTTGTTTTTTGTTTGACCAAATCCAGTTAAAAATTTTCATGTTGTTTCTCCTTTAGTTGTTTGATAATGTTTTTGATTTCGTTTAAGACAAACTCAGTGTCTCTGTAAGTGTAGCTGATAGATGACCACCCATTGCTAGCTAAGAGTGGGTCCCAATCTCCGAAGTGCATGCAATCGAAACCGATATAGTAGCCGTCAGTCGGAAACTCGCTCCAATGGTCGTTAAATGTGATGCCTCCGTGACAGTCGATTTCGTCAATGTCAACACTCAATCCGTCTGGCACTTCGACATATCCGCATAAATGCCCAATATATCCATGCCTTCTAATGCAAGCATTGAATCCGTCAATGACGTAGGCTTTACTTCCACCTTTTGGAATGATTTTTAAATCTTCCTCATAGCGTTCTTGATTAGTCATATCTGCTCCTTAGTTTAGAATTTCACCGTTGCTGAACACACCAAAACATGTCCCGTCTTTCATGATGACATCCACACCGACATGATGGGCACCGTTTCTGTCAAAACGGATGTCGTCAGTTAGGAATGCTTTTTTGATTCCGAGGTTTTTGAAAAAGTTGACCATGCCTTTATTTGTTTTTAGTTTTTTCATGTTTTTTACCTCTCTTATTCTTCTAACTACTACTGTATTGTTATCTATTAGTAATTATTTCTAGTTAGTGCCGGTAGGCTCTAGATTGTTGTTTGTTAGTGTGCGTAGCACCATATTGTTATATATTAGTACTTGTTATATATTAGTACTTGTTAGTGTGCGAAAATTGATAATATGAATTATCACGACGTGAATTATCACGTTATGAATTTTCGACTTGTGAATTTTCAGCGTCGCCTGTGGATAACTCTGTGGATAACTTTTTATCAAGGTAGGCTATAAACTCGTCTGTCATTGGTATGTCTGACACACAGATAAAGATTTCAAAACCTTTTTTATAACCTTTGCTCTTTCTAAAAAGTGCTGCATACTTCTTGTGTTTTAACTCCCTGAACGCTGCTCGGTGTGAGCTCGCTCCGTTTGTCGAACGTTTTTCAAGCTCCGTCAGGTATATCCGCCAGTCGCTCTTATTTGATAAGATTTCAGCAAGTAGCCCTTTTGCTTGTAAGCTCAAGCTAGTATCTTGGAGAAATCTGTTATTCATGCTTGTATAATTTTCATCAGTATTAGTGAAAGATATACTTCATTCAGTTACGCTCCTTTCTGGTAGATGCTTGCCACGATATCGTAGTAGCTATGCCCTGCTGGTATCGTGTACTTAGTTAGATCATCAACTCTGGAACCGTCCACCATAATGTTGATTATGACTGGTTCCCATTTTTTTCGTTTCATGCTATAATTACCTTGTTTCAATATCTTAGGGTCTGACTCTGGCAGGGGTCAGCCTTTTTTTGTTGTCTTGGCGACACTGGAGAACTAGCGAGGACTTTCGATTATATTTATTTTTAGGAGTTCTTATAAATCAAATCGTCGCTAATGGTATTGCTTACGTTTTCAACAGATATGTCCCGCTAGCTCAATAGTGCCGTCAAGATGACATCCTCAATCCTCTTGTTCGATGATTGGCAGGATGTCGATAGCTTTTAAACGCTCGTACAGAAAACGTCTTCCAAGCTGCGTCCAGACTGTTGTCATGTTGCTGTGGGGTTTGCCGTCTTTACCAACATAATCAAATGTTCGGCTTGTTGCGTAGCCTTTAGCAAGGTATTTGGCATATAGTACCCACTGACCATTGACAGTGCGTTGGATTCGCTCTCGTTTCAAGAGTTGGTTCATTTTGCGAGCTGACATTCCATAATCTTGAGCGATTTGGGTGATTGTCAAGCTATCCTTGGTTTGTAAAATCAAATCTAGGTAATCAGCGTTTTTAGTCGCTTCCTCCAGTTCAATCAAGAGGTTTTCGTTTTGACTTTCCAAGAGCTTGATTTTCTTATCAGCCATGAGCAACGCCCTAGCCATGATTTTCTCTGGGCTGTTGAAGTCCTTCTCTACTTGGATGAAGTATTCTCTGACTTCGTGCCCTTTATTTGTTTTTGACATCATAGCTAGATGTTCAGCCATGCGGATTGTAACGGCGTAGTCTTGTAGTTTTTTTGTTCCGCCGTATTGATTTTGCTGTGTAGTTGTAACTACGGAGC